ACCCTGTCTAACGTTGGTGTACAGGGCGTTACCGGCATCAGCGCCTCAGTGTTCTGGGATTTGCAGGCATCCGGCACCGATGCTGACCTGCTCAACGAGGCCGGGGTTACAACGCTGGTACGCAAGGACGGTTTCCGCTTCTGGGGTAACCGCACCTGCTCGGATGACCCGCTTTTTCTGTTTGAGAACTACACCCGCACCGCGCAGGTACTGGCCGACACGATGGCCGAGGCGCACATGTGGGCGGTCGACAAGCCCATTACCGCTACGCTCATTCGTGACATTGTTGACGGCATTAACGCCAAATTCCGCGAGCTGAAATCAAACGGCTACATCGTGGAGGGTAAATGCTGGTTCGATGAGGAATCGAACGACAAGGAAACCCTGAAAGCCGGGAAACTGTATATCGACTACGACTATACGCCGGTTCCGCCACTGGAAAGCCTGACCCTGCGCCAGCGTATCACCGATAAATATCTGGTGAATCTGGCCGAATCGGTCAATAGCTAAGGAGCCTGAAATAACATGGCACTACCCCGTAAACTCAAATATCTGAATATGTTCAATGACGGCCTCAGCTACATGGGTGTTGTTGAATCCGTGACGCTGCCGAAACTGACCCGCAAGCTCGAAAACTATCGCGGCGGCGGTATGAATGGCGCGGCAGCGATTGACCTCGGCCTCGACGACGATGCATTAACCGTCGAATGGTCTGTCGGCGGCCTGCCTGATGTGGCTCTGTGGGCGCAGTACGCCGCCCCGGGCGCTGATGCTGTGCCGCTGCGTTTTGCTGGTTCTTACCAGCGCGACGACACCGGCGAAATCGTGGCGGTCGAGGTGGTCATGCGTGGCCGTCATAAAGAAATCGACGGCGGCGAGAATAAGCAGGGTGAAAACACCTCGACCAAACTGTCGACTGTCTGCACCTACTACCGCCTCACGATTGATGGCAGCGACGTCATCGAAATCGACACCGTCAACATGGTCGAGAAGGTGAACGGCGTCGACCGTCTGGAGCAGCACCGCCGCGCAATCGGGCTGTAATTCCCTGACCGGTCAGCACTGCTGGCCGGTTATTAACCCCATTCAGAACAGAGAAAAACATCATGGCAAAAGCACCACGTAAAACCGCTGAATTTATTGATACGGCTGGCAATGAAACTGACACCGTAAACCCGAACGTCGTGACCCTGGACAAACCGATTAAGCGCGCCGGTCAGACGATTGATAAAGTCACCCTGATTGAGCCGAACGCCGGTACCCTGCGCGGCGTCAGTCTGGCGGCGGTGGCGCAGTCCGAAGTCGACGCCCTGATTAAGGTGCTGCCCCGTATGACCTACCCCGCGCTCACCGCGCAGGAGCTTACCGCGATGAACCTGCCCGATATGTTGTCGCTGGCCGCTAAGGTGATTGGTTTTTTGTCACCGGCTTCGGCGGAATAGACTTCCCGCCAGACCTGTCGACTGATGACCTGATGGCGGATATCGCAGTGATATTCCACTGGCCGCCATCAGAACTCTGTTCCCTGAGCCTGACCGAGCTCATCACATGGCGCGAAAAGGCGCTGCAGCGTAGCGGAAACCACAATGAGTAATAACCTGAGGCTTGAGGTATTGCTGAAAGCGGTCGACCAGGCGACCAGACCGCTTAAATCCATCCAGACTGCGAGTAAATCCCTGTCGGGAGATATTCGCGACACACAAAAAGGGCTGCGTGACCTGAACGGTCAGGCGTCGAAAATCGACGGATTTCGTAAGGCAAGCGCGCAACTGGCCGTGACTGGTCAGGCGCTTGAGAAAGCGAAACGCGAGGCCGGTGAGCTGGCCGTGCAGTTTAAAAACACCACCAGTCCGACCCGCGCGCAGGCGCAGGCATTCGAAGCAGCAAAACGTGCCGCCTCTGAGCTGCAGATGAAATATAACAGCCTGAGAACATCGGTACAGCGTCAGCGCTCCGAGCTGATGCAGGCCGGTATTAATACCCGCACCCTGTCTGCCGATGAGCGTCGGCTCAAAACGTCTATCAGCGAAACAACTGCGCAGCTTAACCGACAGCGTGAGGCACTGGCGCGCGTCAGTGCGCAGCAGGCGAAATTAAGCCGGGTGAAAGAGCGATATAAATCAGGTAAAGAGCTTGCAGGTAACATGGCAGCAGCAGGCGCTGCTGGGGTAGGCATGGCGACAGCCGGGGTTGTTGCCGGTGTCGGGATGCTTAGACCCGGTTATGATTTCTCGTTAAAAAACTCTGAATTGCAGGCAGTGCTTGGTCTTGAAAAGAAATCACCGGAAATGGAAGCGCTGAGAAAACAAGCGCGCCAACTCGGAGATAATACAGCGGCCTCGTCTGACGATGCGGCTGCTGCACAGGTCATTGTAGCTAAATCTGGCGCTGATAAAGATGGGATTCTGGCACAAACCCCCGCCATTCTGAATATGTCGCTGGCGAACAAAAAAACAATGGAGGAAAACGCAACTTTACTTATCGGGACAAAATCGGCATTTGGGCTTGCCGACGATAAGGCGTCACATATCGCTGACGTTATATCTATGGCGATAAATAAATCTCAGGCCAGCTTTGAGGGGTTAAGCGACTCACTAACCTATGTCGGTCCGGTTGCTAAAGATGCCGGTGTCAGTCTGGAAGAAACAGCCGCAATGCTGGGTGCGTTACATGATGGAAAAATCACAGGTTCAATGGCTGGTACTGGTGGTCGTGCGGTGTTAAGTCGCCTGCAGGCGCCCACTGGAAAAGCCTATGACGCCATTAAAGAACTTGGTGTCAAGACAATGGACAGCAAAGGGAATACACGACCAATATTTACCATTCTGAAAGAAATGCAGGCCAGTTTTAAGCGCAACAAGCTAGGAACAGGTCAAAAAGCCGAATACATGAAAACAATATTCGGTGAGGAAGCAAGCTCTGCTGCCAGCATATTAATGACAGCGGCAGCTAGTGGGAAACTGGATAAACTCACCAAGATAATTAAGGAGTCTGACGGAAAAACCGAGGAACTGGTTAAGGTCATGCAGGATAACCTCGGCGGCGACTTTAAAGAGTTTCAATCTGCTTATGAGGCCGTCGGTACCGACCTCTACGACCAGCAAGAAAGCTCGTTGCGTCAGCTAACTCAGACAGCAACGCGATATGTGCTAAAACTAGATAATTGGATTAAAGACAACAAGGAATTAGCAGAAACTATCGGCATCATCGCCGGTGGAGCACTGGCTCTGATTGGTATCATCGGCGGTATTGGTCTCGTTGCGTGGCCGGTTGTCATGGGGATTAACGCCATTATCGCTGCTGCTGGCGTGCTGGGTACGGCCTTTACTGTCGCCGGTAGTGCCATTGTGACCGCACTCGGCGCGATTACCTGGCCGATTGTCGCAGTGGGGGCGGCTATTGTGGCCGGGGCGCTACTCATCCGTAAATATTGGGAGCCCATCAGCGCATTTTTCTCGGGGGTGATTGAGGGCATCATGAGCGCCTTTGCCCCTGTCGGGGAAATGTTCGCTCCACTGGCTCCCATTTTTAATGGTCTCGGCGAGAAACTGCGCGGCGTCTGGCGGTGGTTTAAAGACCTGATAGCACCGGTCAAGGCCACACAGGAAACGCTTGATAGCTGCAAAAATGTCGGCGTCATATTTGGTCAGGCGCTAGCCGATGCGCTGATGTTGCCTCTGAATATTTTCAATAAGCTGCGTGGTGGCCTCGATGTAATTCTCGAAAAACTAGGCCTCGTTAAAAAAGAATCGAGCAGCATTGATAAGGAAACAGCGAAAGTGCAGCCGGTTGGTCAGGGCGGAGGATATATTCCGACGACCAGCTCGCTTGGTGGGTATCGGGCTTATCAGCCCGTCACGGCTCCCGCTGGTCGTACCTACATTGACCAAAGCAGCCCAACCTATCAAATCACCCTGCCGGGTGGTGGCGCTCCGGGCGGTCAGTTGGGTAATCAGTTGCAGGATGCGTTAGAAAAGTATGAACGCGACAAGCGAGCCAAAGCCCGCGCCAGCATGATGCACGATTGAGGAGACACAGATTATGATGCTTGCACTAGGAATGTTTGTGTTTGAACTCCGCACCCTGCCTTATCAGTCGATGCAACACTCGAAGGATTACCGCTGGGTGTCTAATGACAGGGTTGGTAAACCTCCCGCTTATCAGTTTCTCGGTGAGGGGGAGACCTCAATTCAGCTTGCCGGTACGCTTTATCCTGCCATTACCGGTGGCCGTATATCACTGAGGGCTGTTGAACTGATGGCCGACGAGGGCAGAGCGTGGCCGCTGATTGAGGGTACCGGCAATATTCTCGGGATGTATATCGTCGATAAAGTCTCGACCACACACACTGAATTTTTCAGTGATGGCGCAGCCAGAAAGATTGATTTCACGCTTTCACTGAAACGGGTCGACGAATCACTGGCGGCGATGTTTGGTGACCTGAATAAGCAGGCCAACGAGCTGCTTGGCACAGCCGGTAAGCTGACCGATAAGCTACAGGGTATGCTCGGAGGGCTGACTGCATGATGACGGGCATGACCATTGATGCCGGGGCAAGCCTTGCCCCGGCATTTATGCTGACGCTGAACAGCCAGGACATTACCAGCAATTTTAGTGACAGACTGATTTCTCTCACCATGACCGACAACCGGGGGTTTGAGGCTGACCAGCTCGACATTGAGCTCGACGACACCGACGGCAAAGTCGAGTTACCCCTGCGCGGGGCGGTGCTGACGCTGTGGCTTGGCTGGCAGGGTTCGGCGCTACTGAATAAAGGCGATTTTACGGTCGATGAGATTGAGCACCGGGGCGCGCCTGATACCCTGACCATCCGGGCGCGTAGCGCAGACTTTCGCGGAACGCTCAATTCACGACGTGAAGAATCATGGCACGATACCACCCTCGGTGAGCTGGTCAGCACCATTGCAAAGCGTAACAAACTGACGGCCAGCGTCGCGGATTCGCTGAAACAAATCCCGGTACCGCATATCGACCAGTCGCAGGAATCCGACGCGGTATTTCTTACCCGGCTGGCTGACCGAAACGGAGCGACTGTATCGGTTAAAGCGGGAAAACTACTGTTTCTGAAAGCCGGTAGTGCGCTGACGGCCAGCGGTAAGCCCATTCCACAAATGACGCTGACCCGCAGTGACGGCGACCGTCATCAGTTTGCCATTGCCGACCGCGGAGCTTATACCGGTGTAACAGCTAAATGGTTGCACACCAAAGACCCGAAGCCGCAAAAACAGAAAGTGACGCTGAAACGCCAGCCAAAAGATAAGCACCTTCGCGCACTGGAACACCCGAAAGCAAAGCTGGTCAGCAAAAAGACGAAGTCCAGAAAAGAGCCGGAGGCTCGCGAAGGTGAGTATATGGCTGGTGAGGCCGATAACGTGCTGGCGCTGACGACTGTCTACGCTTCAAAGGCTCAGGCGATGCGTGCCGCTCAGGCAAAGTGGGATAAGTTGCAACGTGGCGTTGCGGAGTTTTCAATTACGCTGGCGCTTGGTAGGGCTGATTTGTTCCCTGAAACACCGGTGCGCGTGTCGGGCTTTAAGCGCGTCATAGACGAGCAGTCTTGGTTAATCAGTAAGGTAACTCACAATCTGAATAATAATGGATTCACGACGGGCTTAGAGCTTGAGGTTAAGCTATCCGATGTGGAGTACAGCGCAGAGGGAAGCGAGAACTGAAAAAGCAAATCAAAACTTGCAAATGCAACCTTAGGGGTTATCATTCCCTCAGATACGCCAGCAGGGGGAATAATTATGATGCACTGCCCGTTATGCCAAAACGCCGCACATGCTCGCACTAGCCGGTACCTTAGCACCGAAACGAAAGAACGTTATCACCAGTGCCAGAACATAAATTGCGGATGTACATTTATCACTTTTGAGACGCTATCAAGATTTATTGTGAAACCGGGTACTGTTGATCCTGCTCCGCCCCACCCCATCAGGAACCAACAACAGCAACTTTGGCTCTGAACCTGCTTCGGCAGGTTTTTTTATATCTGTCGCCATCGAGGCAATCTCTGCCGCCAATTTGCCGCCACCAACAATGAAAAAG